AAATCAACATATTTTAATCAAAATATAAACAAAATAGAATTTACTTTTGAAAGAATATCTTCAGGACAAGGAGTGACTGCTACAATGCATTATCAAAAAGGAGGTATTGTTTTTGACAATTCTGGAAGTATTTATCGGTACATAATTGACAAGTCTACAGATTTATCTAAGTTTAATATAAAGTATGGAGGTGGTTCAAAAGGTGGTTTTATAGGGGATGACTCAATAATATCAACTCGTCAGCTTTATGGTTCACCTAACCAGGGTGGTTCAAGAAAAATAATATTTTACTATAGAAATGACCCTTCTTCTTCAGCAGGTTTAGACCACCCTAGAAAGCCAGCCTACGCAGATGACTACACTAAAGGAACTTATTTTAGCGAGATTAACTCAGGTGTTGAAAGTGTTGGTAGTTTGTTTGGATTAAGGCTTCATAATTAAAAACAATAGTAATGAATTTAGATAGTGCAGAATTAAAAATATATATATATACAAGTGGGGGAAAACCTTCTTCTCCTCAATATACATTATCCAAAACAAAACTATCTGGAGAGGATACTATAAACTTTGAAATATCAGAATTAATAAAGGATTATATTAATGTTACTTTTGATGGTAGTTATAGTCTTGCTTCTTTTACGGCTTTTGTTGATACAGAACTTACTAGAACATTTAAAGATACAGTAAGTGGAACAGAAGTGACAGAGTCAGACCCATCTCCATTAACTAGAAAATTCTTAGCATTTAGAGGCTATGGAGAATTAGAGGATGAGAATTTATATTTAACAGCTCCTTACTATGGTAAAAATATAAACCCTACTCTATCAAAAGATATATTGATTAGCAATAGAAAGATATACCACAAAAAAGGGGAGCCGTTATATGTTCCCTTTTACACTACGACAGACGGTGTAAATCAAGTTAAATTTTTCGATGGATCAACAGAATTAACTAGTAAAATATATGGCGGTTCCGTATCTAACATAACAGCAGACAAAGGAGATGTGACTGCTGATAATTTTACAGGTGCATTAGATTTATATACTGCTGATATGACTTTTAGGAGAAATGATAATGCTGACGATACAATTAAAATAGCAGCAGGAGGTGGGACTACAACAAAAGTGGTTTATACAACTCCTACAGGAGTAGATATTAGCATACCTGTAGAAGAGATAGAAGAGTGCAAATACACTCCCTATAAAGTAACATTTTTAAATAAATTTGGAGCATTACAAGACCTTTGGTTCTTTAAAAAGAGAGTTGATTCATTCTCCACTAATAGAGAAAGTTATAATAAAAATATATTAACCACTACCACAACAGGAGTTGATTTTAGCAGATTCTCCCATAGCAATTCACTGCTAGATGTTTCTAGTGAAGAGACTTTTATAATGAATACAGGATTTATCAGTGAAGACCATAATGAAGTAATCAAACAGTTTATGGTAACTGAATTTGCCTGGATTCACGAGCAAACAAACTTTAGCTTTGAGCCTGTACCTATTATGCCAAAAACTTCATCTTTTACTAGTAAAACAGTATTAAATGATAAATTAATAAACTTTGAGATAGAGTTTGAATATGCTAACAGTTACATACAAAATGTTAGGTAATGCAAAACAAAGTACAGCTATATATAGAGGAACAGAGAGTAGACTTATTTTCTGATGAGACAATAGAGGTAAATTCATCTATACAGGACTTTAGGGATATTGGTAAAATATTTAGTGACTACACACAATCTTTTAATGTTCCTGCATCAGATACAAATAATAAAATATTTAAGCATTTCTACAACTTCAACATAACAGGAGGTGCATATGATAATAGGACAAAGAAAGATGCTATAATAGAAATCAACTATCTCCCTTTTAGAGATGGTAAAGTTTACCTTAATAATGTAAAGATGAGGAACAATAAACCCCATACTTACAATATTACATTTTATGGTAAGACTGTTGTATCTATAAAAGATACTATAGGTGATGATTTAATTAGTCAGCTTCCATATCTAAATAATTATGACCACGAGTACACAGATACAAACGTAAAGAATGGTTTTCAAAATGGTTTAGATTTTACTGTAGGTGGAGTTTCACAAACAGATGCTATTATATATCCATTAATAACTTCAAAGAAGAGGTTGTTTTATAGTTCTTTTACAGGCTCTGTCCCTACAAATGTAGATTTTGACGGTAATCTTTTTAATGATGGTACTTCTACAAATAATGGTAGAGGTTTAGAGTTTACAGACCTAAAACCTGCAATAAAAGCAATACATATCATAGAGGCTATAGAAGCTAAATATGAGGGAATAGAATTTACCAGGGACTTCTTTGGGTCTAACACTGCTTTTAGTAATTTATATATGTGGTTAAATCCTAAGAAAGAAGAATTTAATCATATAGATGATAACAGTTCTGATCAACCTTATTTATTTACTAAAAAAGTAAGTGATTATACTTCTACTGACCCACACTCAAGTATATCAATGTCAACATCTGGAACAAAAATAACAATAAATACACTACTTAGTTCTTGGGATTTAGATTTAAGTTTTAATGTTGACAATGCAACTGCTGCTTATAAAGTTATTGTAAGGGATATAGATACAGGAAACCAAACTATAACTGAAGGATTTGGTAATGCAACAGAATTGAATATATATGATATTGTTAATGGCGTTAAGGATATAAATCTAGAAATAGAATTAACCTCAGAAACTAGTATAACTTTTTCTAATTTATCATTAGATGCAAAATTAACAACATTTGATGGTACAATAACAGACAAGACATATACAATATCTGGCAATGCCTCTCAACAAGCTACGTTCAATATAGATGTTGAACAGAAAGCACCTGAAATGAAAGTTGTGGATTTTCTCACAGGAATATTTAAGGCATTTAATCTTACTGCATACTATATAGAAGACCCATCAGATAGTGATTATAAAAAAATATATGTAGACACTTTAGATAACTATTATGCGGATGCTGTAAACAATAGACTCACACAAACAATAACTTTAGATAAGTATGTAGATATCAACGAACATCAAGTCGACTCGATACTTCCATTCACTGATATAGAATTTAAATACGCAGAAACTAACACTGTCTTTATGGAACATCACCAGGAGACCTTTAAAGAGGTTTATGGTAATGCAGAATACAACATCAGGGAGAACCTTAAGAATGTTTCTACAGGAGAATATAATATAGATAGAGGACCTAAATATAATATTGATGTTCCATTTTCTCATCTTAAATATGAACGAATATTAGACACTAAAATAGGCGGTGGAATAACAGATATACAATGGGGTTATTCAGCCGGTGGTGAATTTAGTGCTGACACTAGCCTCAATCCTAGTGAGGGGAATTATGAAAGTATGCTTATAAAACCTCTTTTATTTTATGCTGTCAGAGAAACCTCTATATCAACACCTATAGCTTGGTATGATGGTAGTAATGCTACGTCTTTAACTGATTATTACAGACCATCAAATACTAACCAATCTGGGAATTCAACAACTCCGGCTGCTTTTACACTAAACTTTGAAGAGGAATTTGATGAATGGAGTAGGCAGCTTTCTCCAAACTCTTTATATGAGAAATTCTATAAAAGCTATGTTGAAGGAATATTTAATCCTTTAAGAAGAGTGTTTAAAGTTACAGCATATCTACCTGCAAGTATATTGGTTAATTATAAACTAAACCACCAAATAAGAATAGGTGATAAAATGTTCCGTATTAATAATGTTAGTATTGACCTTACCACAGGTAAATCACAATTTGAATTATATAACATATTTGAAGCAGATATAGTATGATAAAAGAGATAGTAGACTTATTAAAGGCAGATGATTTTTACGGTGTTGACCCTATTATTGATATCGCTAAAGGTAAATACAAAGCTCCTGTAACTATAAAAGAACTAAAAGAATCCGTAAAGAGAAGAAGTAATGGCTGATAAAAATAAAAAGATAATATTTACTGTAGAGGTAAATGACAAGGGGAAGGTCAAGGTAGATAATTTAACTAAAGGCTTTGTCAGTTTAGATAGTGCAGTCAAAAAGGTTAATAAATCTATAATTGACCAAAGTGTTGCTATGAACCAAGTAACCAAGACCAATCAAAATATGATTGATAAGACAGGTCTTGCAGGAGCAACTCTTGTTGAATTAGGCCGTACTATATCAGACTCTAACTACGGAATTAGAGGTATGGCAAATAACTTGTCACAGCTTTCTACATTGATGATTACTTTAATAAGTACCACAGGTGGTGTTGCAAATGGTATTAAAGCATTAACGGCTGCTTTTATGGGTCCGTTAGGGTTTATTATAGGTTTCCAGATTGTTATAGCTCTTCTAGAAAAGTTTGATATGCAGTCTAGTCAGACTGAAAGAAGTATTAATAATATTGGAACCGCCTCGGCAGGAGCAGGATCAAACCTTAAGATTCTTAGGGATGTTATGGATGATAATTCATTATCAACCAAGGAATTAGAGAGAGCTGTTAATAAAGCTAATTCAGAATATAAAGATTTAAATATTCAAATCGATGAAACCGGTAGAGTAACTAAAGAATCTAGAAAACAAATTGATGATAAAATATTATCTCTTGAGAGATTAGCTAAAGCCACTGCCATTCAAAAGGAAATGGAAGAATTGTTTGGTAAAATAGTGGCGAATGAGATAGAAGAGAAAGAGGCTCTTAGATTAGCAGAGGTTGAAGGTATTGCAGTCATTAATGCTTTACGAGGAACTCAAGAGGGTAATGCTCTTGCTACTTTGGTTGAAATGACTGTTGGAGAAGAAGCAATAAGAGAAAAAAGAATAGAAAGAATAAAAGAAAACGCTAAAGAGGAAAGAAATATTCTTAATCAAAGAGTAGAAGATTTAAAAGGTATGGTAGTAGGTGAAAATCTACTTGACGAAATGTTTAAGTCTTTAAGGGATGGAACCGGAGCAAGAAGTAGAAAAGAATCTCTTGCAGGTCAGCTTGACTTTGAAAAAGAGATAATAAAATCACAAGGTAGAATAAGTGAATCTTTAATAGTAAATAATCAGTTAAGGGTAAAAGAGGAGTTTGAAACTATAAGAGAATTAGCCGTACTAAAGCAAAAAGACTTTGCTGAAGACCAACAAAGAAAGGTTAATTTAATCAAAGATGATAAGTTAAGGGCTCAAGCTCAAAAGAAAGTTAACAAAGAGATTGCTGATTCTGAAAAGTCTTTGGTTGATTATATAATTCAGTTAAGACGAGAAAGGGATAGTGTAATAACTCAAATGAATATTGAGGACTTGTCTAAGGCTGCAGCTATGCAAGAAGATCAATTAAATATAAGAAAGAAATCTGCGGCTGAATTTAACTCGTTTTTAGCACTAACTAACAAGCAAAGATTTGATGCAGATATAGAATTAGAGAAGTTAAAGACTGAAATAATAATACAAGAGTTAGAACAACAAATTGAAGCTAAAAGAATAGCAGGTGAAGATACTAGAGGTATTGAGGAAAAAATAGATACATTAAGAGAGAAGCTGTCTCAAAAGCAGATAGAAAGAGGTGTTAAATTTATAGATGAAGAAGCTAAAAGGATAAATGAAATAATAAAAGCAACTCAAGGAGCTTTCGCTCAATTAAGTAATGTATTTACTTCTTATACTGATGCTAGAATAGAAGCATTAAAAAGAGAGAGAGACTATGTGTTAAATTCAGAGACATTAACAGGAGAGGCTCAAAAGAAGAGAATTGAAGACATACAAAGAAGAGAATTACAAGCACAGAAAAATAAGATAAGACTAGAGAGGGAATTGTTTACAATAAAACAATCAATGCTTATAGCTGAACAAGTAATGAAGGCAAAGGCCGTTTTAGCAGAAAATGCATTTAAATTAGACGTTGCTTTATCTGACATAGGTACTGAGGCTGCCGTTCAGGCAGGGAAGGCTAAGATGTCTATAGGTACTTTTGTTTCTCAAGGTGGGGCAGCAGGTTTAGCTGCATATGCCATAACAATTGGTGGTCTTTTAGCTTCTATTTTTGCTGCAAGAAAAAAAGCTAAATCACAAATAGCATCATTAGGTGGTCCTTCTAGGGGAAGTATAGGTGGTGCAGGAGGAGGTTCTTCTGTAGAAGCGCCAGACTTCAACGTAGTAGGTGCATCTCCTGAATCTCAATTAGCACAATCTGTTAGTGAGCAACAAACACAACCATTAAGAGCATTTGTAGTGCATAAAGATATTAAAGATGCTAATGAACTTGATAGAAATATCGATGTAACTAGAACATTAGGGTAAATATATAACGAATAGAATCAAAATAGTTAATTATATATGGAACGTATTATAGAACTTATTATAGACGAAGAAAACGAGTTTAGTGGAATAGAAGCTATCTCTGTTGTTGAAAATCCTGCTATTGAAGAAGACTTTGTGGCTCTAAAAGAGCATAAAGAGATAAAATTAGCTGAAGTAGATAAAGAAAAAAGGATTTTAATGGGTGCAGCCCTTATTCCTAATAAAAAGATATTTAGAAGTGGTGAAGAAGAAGATTATTACATCTTTTTCTCTGAAGAGACCGTAAGGAAGGCTTCTGAATTGTTTTTAATGAAGGGTAATCAGAATAATAGCACACTAGAACATAATATTGAGTTAGAAGGTATGTCTGTGGTTGAATCCTGGATTATAGAAGACGAAAAAAGAGATAAATCTAGAAAATATGACTTTGATTTACCTATAGGAACCTGGATGGTATCTATGAAGGTTAATAATGATGAAATATGGAATCAAGTAAAGGCCGGAGAGATAAAAGGATTTTCTATTGAAGGTTATTTTGCTGATAAAATGGATGGACCTAAAGAATCTATATCAGAGTCTTTCTGTTCAGAGTGTTTAGATGAGTTAAATGCCGAATATGACTTACTAGAGGCAATTGAATTACTATCTGAAGACGTAGAGTTAGAATCTTATGGTGGATACCCAGAATCTGCATCTAATAATGCTAAATTAGGTATAAAAAGGAATAAAGAATTAGGTAATAAGTGTGCAACTTTAGTGGGGAAAACTAGAGCCAGACAATTAGAGAGAAAAGAGAAATTTACATTACCAACTCTTAAACGCATATACTCTTACTTAAGTAGAGCTGCTGAATATTATAACCCTAGTAAGCCTGAGGCTTGTGGTACAATAAGTTATTTGTTGTGGGGAGGTAAAAGTATGCTTAATTGGACAAAATCTAAACTAAAAGGTTTAGAAGAGTTAGAGGATGTAAATCCTTGTCAAGAAGGATATGAAATGGTAGGGTTTAAGAATAAGAACGGCAGAAAAGTGCCTAATTGCGTACCTAAACAATGAGAGATAGAATGAAAGAAACACCAAGTTACTCTTCACCTAAAGGTAGTAGAAGAGGATGTCTCTGCAAGGATGGTAGAACGTATTCTAGTAAATGTTGTAATGGTTCTTTAAGAGCTCAAGGAGTAGGTGGTGTTACTAGATATTTGTTTCACTTATATACTGAAGATGGAAATATATTAATGCAAGAAAACACACATAAATTATATCAATAATGGCAGACAAAAAGATAAGCGAGTTAACATCAACAACAGACTTAAATACAACAGATGTTTTTCCTATTGTGCAGAGTGGAACAACAAAGAAGATTCAATTTTCAGATATTCAAAAGGAGATTGTAAATTACTTAACTGCGACAAATATAACAGCACAGGCTTCGACACCAATTGATCTTGGTGACTCAGCATATGCAAGTTCTGAAATAATAAAGTTGTCTTGGACAGGTTCTAATGGGACTGCAGTTTTTACACTACCAGATGCAACCGCTACAAATAACCAACATAGAGTTATTAGGTTTATATCTGACACAACCTTTACTACAAATACTAGAGTACACTTAACTCCTTCCGGAAGTCAAACAATTGATGGCTCAGCATCTCATTATGAGATAAATAAAGAGTATGAGGGTATTCAGATATGGTCAGATGGAACAGAATGGTTTATTATCCAGAAGAAGGCTTAAAAATACAACAGTTACAATATTAATCAGTAATAATTATAAATACCAATTTTATGAAAGCAAGTGAAATCGTTTCAAAACTGAAAGATGTGCTTTTATCTTCAACTGAAGAGGTAGAAACTCAAGATGTTGCACAAGAAGAAGTGCAAGAAGAGGTACAGGAAGAGGTACAACTTGAGTCTAATACCGAAGAAGTTAAAGAGGAAGTGCAATTAGAAGAGGCTTCTGAAGGAGAGGCTTCTGAAGAGGTTGAGGCTCAAGAAGCTGAGATGTCTTATGCAACCAAAGAAGAACTAGCAGAAGTTAGGGCTATGGTTGAAAAAATGATGGGTCAATTAGAGGCTAAAGAAGAATCTAAAGAAGAAGTTCCTCAAGAACTTTCTGCTGATGAGCAACCTTTAACTCATAGCCCAGAAAATACAACAGATAGTAAAAATTTGCATTTATATGCTCAAAACAGACCGCAAACCACTCTAGATAGAGTATTAGCAAGATTAAATAAGTAATAATATATTAAACAAAGAAAATGGCAACTACTACATCAATTACTACTACTTACGCAGGAGAGTTTGCAGGTGAATATATCGCTGCTGCTCTACTTGAAGGTTCTACTATATCCAATGGTGGTATCACTGTAAAACCAAATGTAAAGTTAAAAGAAGTTATCAAAAAAGTGGCAACTGACGATATCGTTAAGGATGCAACTTGTGATTTTGATGCTACTTCAACTATTACACTAACTGAAAGAATCCTTGCTCCAGAAGAGCAGCAAGTTAACTTACAATTATGTAAGAAAGACTTTATCTCTGATTGGGAGGCTCTTTCTATGGGCTTTTCTGCTCACAGCAATATGCCTTCTAAATTCTCTGACTTCCTTATTGCTCACGTGGCAGCAAAAGTAGCTCAAAGAACAGAACAGTCTATCTGGGCAGGTGCTACTTCTAATAACGGACAATTTAATGGATTGACTACGCAAATAGCATTAGATGCAGGTTTACCTGCTGCACAAGAGATTGCTGCAGGAGCAGTAACATCTTCAAATGTTATTACTAAATTAGGTAGCATCGTTGATGCAATTCCTTCAAAACTTTATGGTAGCGAAGACCTGAATATTTATGTTTCTCAGAACATCGCAAGAGCTTATGTAAGAGCTTTAGGTGGATTTGGGGCTTCTGGACTAGGTGCTGCAGGTACAAACGCACAAGGGACTCAATGGTGGAATAACGGTTCACTTTCTTTTGACGGTGTTTCTTTATTTGTTGCTAACGGTCTTGCTGATAACACAGCAGTTGCTGCAGAAAAATCAAACTTATTCTTCGGTACAGGATTACTTTCTGACCATAATGAAGTAAAAGTTATTGATATGGCTGATCTTGATGGTTCTCAAAATGTGAGAGTTGTAATGAGATTTAGTGCAGGTGTGCAATATGGAATTGTTGAAGATATCGTAACATACGGTATTACCAACTCTGCTAACTAATAATTAATTAATCAACTTAAAAGGGTGGGTGAGCCTAGATGCCTACTCACCCTTTTTTAATAATAAAAAGATATGGCTTGTGATTTAACTAAAGGGCGTAAAGAACCTTGTAAAGACGTAGTTGGCGGTCTAAGAGCAGTATATTTCACTGATTTTGGTGATTTAGGTACTGTAACAAAGACTAATGATGAGATTACGGATTTATCAGGTACTTTTGTTGCTTTTAAATACGAATTAAAAGGTGCTAACAGCTTTGAACAAAGTATTACTGCTAGTACAGAAAATGGGACTGCTTTCTTTGAGCAAACTCTATCTCTTACCTTGAGAAAGTTAAGTAAAGAGGATCATAAAGAAATCAAGTTGTTGACATATGGAAGACCTCACATTGCAGTTGAAGATTATAACGGCAATGTATTTATTATGGGTCTAGAACACGGTGCTGAAGTAACAGGAGGAACTATTGCTACAGGTACATCTATGGGAGATTTAAGTGGTTACACACTTACATTTACTGCTATGGAGAGAGAACCGGCTAACTTTGTAGATGCACCAACTCTAGCTGACCCTTATGCAGGGATGGGTAGTGCAAGTGTAACAGTTACACCAGGTACAAACTCTTAAACCGAGTTTTATTTGATAATTAAAGGGTAGCTTAACGGTTACCCTTTTTTTTGTGAACAAAACTAAGGTAATTTAGTTATAATTATATGATAAGACTTTTACCAAGTACAGACTCTCAAACTTTAAGTATAATACCTAGGGCATACACTGCTGCTAGTGATTTAACCTTAAAGATTGTTGAAGACGGTACAAAAAAGAATGAGACACTGACTAGTTTAACTTCAACTGTAAATGGTAACTTTTTAGATATACCTTGTACGTTTAGTATTTTAGCTGAAGACACTTCTTATTCTATAGAAGTAAAACAAGGTTCTACATTACTTTATAGAGATAAAGTTTATGCAACTGCAAAAACAGATACAACAATATCGCATACACTTAATACTAGCGAATACAATAATTATGATGCTGATACGCAAGAGCAACAATATATGATAATATGAGTCGAAAAAACATTAAAGCTAATAGAAACATTCAAATACCTAAAAAGGTTGATCCTAGTATGAGGGTTGTAAATTTATCTGGATACGAAATACCTAAAGTAAAAGAGAACGCTAGAAAGGAATGGGTTGAATATGGAGATGACAATAATTACTTCTATGAGCTTATAGAAAGATATTTAGGTAGCCCAACAAACTCAAGGTGTATCAATGGTATTGTTGATATGATTTATGGTAGAGGATTAAACGCAACAGACTCTACAGAAAAGCCTGAGATGTTTGGTAAGATGCAGTCTTTACTAAGACCAAATGATATTAAAAGAGTGGTTAATGATTTAAAAATGCTAGGTCAGGCTACAATACAGGTTGTTTATAAGGCAGGTAAAAAACAGATAGCAGGCCTTCATCATTTCCCTACTGAAACATTAAGAGCAGAGAAAGCTAAAGATGGTAAAGTTAAAGGTTATTATTATCATCCAGATTGGGCCAATATAAAACCATCAGACAAACCTAAAAGGATACCTTCTTTTAGAAATGGAACTAGGTCTGAGAAGATTGAGATTTATTGCATTAAACCATATAGGGCAGGGTTCTATTATTATAGTCCTGTTGATTATCAGGGATGTTTACAGTATTGTTCTCTAGAAGAAGAGGTATCTAACTATCATATAAGTAATATTAAAAATGGTTTACAGCCTTCTCTATTATTGAATTTTAACAATGGTGTTCCTACAGATGAAATCCAGGAACTTATAGAGAGAAAGATATATGATAAATTCAGTGGGTCTTCAAATGCAGGTAGGTTTATTCTTGCATTCAACGAGAGCTCTGAAAGTCAAGCAGGTGTAGAGCCTATGCATTTACCGGATGCTCACGCCCAATATGATTTTTTAGCCAAGGAGAGTAGAGAAAAGATTATGATAGGTCACGGTGTTGTATCACCTATTTTATTAGGTATTAAAGATAATACAGGATTTGGTAATAACGCAGAAGAATTAAGAACAGCATCAATCCTTATGGATAATATTGTTATTAGGCCATTTCAAACATTATTAATAGATGCTTTTAAAGAGTTGTTATCGTTCAATGGAGTAATGCTTGACTTATACTTTACTACTTTACAACCTATAGAGTTTACTGAGTTAGATAATATATCTACTAAGATTAAAAGAGAGGAAGAAACGGGTGAAAAGTTATCTTCAGATAAGGAAGAAGTGATAGATGACGAAGAGTTATTAGATATAGAGGTTGATTTTGAATTAGAAGAACCTAAAGAAGAAGAATAAATATGAAGGCTTTATTTATAACATTAAAGGAATTAAAAAGGAAGTCAATATTTGACGGAAATTTAGATGCTGATAAGATAGTGCATTTTATTGAAGTGGCCCAGGACACTGAAATACAAACATATCTAGGTAGTAAATTATACGAAAAATTACAGGCTGACATTATAGCAAATGCCTTAACAGGTGATTACAAAACCCTAGTCGATGATTACATTAAACCAATGCTTGTTTGGTATACTCAAGCGGCTTATATACCTTATGCGGCTTATCAAATATCAAATGGTGGTATTTATAAACACAATTCAGAAAATTCAACACCTGTAGATCAGTCAGAAATTAACTCTCTTGCAAATCACGCTACGGAGACTGCTGAATTTTACACTCAAAGATTTATGGACCATATGAATTACAATAGTAGTTTATATCCAGAGTATATATCTAATCAGGATGATGGAATGTATCCTGAAAGGGATGTTAATTTTACCGGTTGGGTTTTGTAATGGGTAGAAAAAAGAAGAAGGTTTATAGACCTAAAAAAGAAAACGAAATTAAATTAAATAGTTATCTTATAAAGAACAATAATGAGTTGGGGATCGGTATACAAAAAGAGTTGGTTCGGAAACGCTAATGAAGATAGTACTATAGGATGGGGTATATTTTATCCTTCAATCGCAGGAGGGAGTAGTCTTCTAGCTAGTATGACTAGTATATTTGCAGACACTACAACAACGACTGCTGACCAAACTGAAATATAATGGCAAATAACATAAATTGGGGGAATATATATTGTAGTAGTTGGTGGGGTATCTCATCAAATAATTATACAATTGATATACCTTCTGAACCTTCTTGTATGAATTAATAATAAAATAAAATGGCTAAACAAACGATAGGAATTGGTAGTGCAGCAAATGATGGAACGGGTGATCCGTTAAGAACTGCATTTGATAAAATAAACGACAACTTCACAGAATTGTATAATGATGAAACTTCAGGTGAAGTAAATAGTATAACAGCAACAGCTCCACTAGCAAGAGATTCGGCAGTAGGTGCGGTCACTATTTCTTTAGCTGATTTAGGAATAGCTACAGGTAAAATAGCAGATGATGCAGTTACGGCAGATAAACTAGCTAATTCAATTAATACAGAGATAGCAGCAAACACAGCAAAGGTTACTAATGCAACCCATACAGGGGATGTAACAGGAGCAACAGCTTTAACTATTGCTAACGATGTTGTAGGTCACGACCAATTATCAAACAGATATACAGCACAAGTACCAATATCAACACTTACAGGAACAGTTGGTTTTGATTGTTCAGCAGGTTCAAGTTTTAAATTAAGTGGGGATTTAACAGGTGCTTATACTATAAATTTAAGTAGCTATAAAAAAGGTCAAGTAATAACTATTTTTCCTTTAAAGGCTCAATCTATAACATTAGCAGGGCAAGGAAGTTCAACAAATACTTTCAACAAAATTGGCGGAATAGACTATGATAATACTGCTTATAATATTTTACAAATAGAGTGCGTAGATGATTCAGCTACTGACCCAATATTCTTTTATTCAATTGCAACATTTGCAGCAGATTCAACACCATAATATATGAGTTTAGGCAGAAGATTTTTAGCAACAGGCGGAGTAGTACCATTCACAGGAAGTTACAATGTTGACTATCTCATCATCGGAGGCGGTGGCGGAGGTAACGGAGGTGGCGGTGGTGGTGGTGCCGGAGGATACAGAAACTCTTACAACAACGAAACTTCGGGAGCAAATTGTAGTTCTTTGACCGCTAGAGGAATGACCGCAGGGGGTGGCGTTACTCATATTGTACAAATAGGTGGCGGTGGTGCAGCAGGGGCGCAAAGTAGCGACACAGCTACGTTAAATGCTTCGGGTACTAAAGGGGGCGAAACATCTTTCCATATATCAGGTTTTTCTTTCCAAGTATTTGCACAAGGAGGAGGTTGTGGTGGTTATGCTGCAAATTCACCAACATCTAAACAAAATGGCGGTTGTGGTGGTGGAGGTGTATTTGGCACTGGTCAAGGTGGTGCAGGATATACTTGCCACGGAATGGATGGTAACGATGGGAGTGGTTCCTCACCGAACAGATACTCTGGTAGTGGTGGTGGAGCAAGTCAAGGCACAAATTCTGGAACTACAGCAAATGGCTACGCAGGCTTACATTCATCAATAACAGGCTCAAGTGTTGGAAGAGCAGGAGGAGGCGCACCCGGTCAATGGGGAAACATAAGCTCAACAGGACAAGATGGTGGAGGAAATGGACAATCAAACGGGGACACTAATACTGGTGGAGGCGGCGGCGGCGGAGGTCGCACAGGTGGAGACCAAAATTCAGGATTTAGGAGCGTAGGAGCAGGAGCAAGTGGTGTAATTATTTTACGAATGCCTACAGCCGCTTATTTAACCGCAACAACTACTGGTAACCCAACTGTTACAACTGATGGCACAGATACAATTTTAACTTATACAGATTCAGGTTCTTATATTTCATAAATATGGCACACTTTGCAAAATTAGATTCAAATAACATAGTAATTGACGTTGTAAGAGTAAACAACGAAGTAATACTAAAAGCAGATGGAACAGAAAGCGAATTAAAAGGCAAACAGTTTTTAAATAATTTGTTAGGTTCTGCAACTTGGGTACAAACTTCTTATAATGGAAACTTTAGAAATTGTTATGCAGGTATTGGATATACTTACGATTCTGACAGAGATGTTTTTATAATGCCTAAACCATATCCAAGCTATGTATTAAATGAAGAAACTCTTATATATGAAGCACCTATTACGCACCCATCTGATAAAGTAGGATGCGAATGGGATGAAGATAACCAAGAATGGATAAATTGTATAACATTACCAAGTGAATAAAAAATGCAAGATTTAAAGATTTACGGCTTGAATGCAGTAGCATTAGCTTTCTCAGTTAGTGCTATAAATCCTATTTTACAAGCCGTTTCTTTATTATTAGCGATAGCATATACAATAATAAGTATTAGTAAAAAATTAAAATAATGGCACTTCCTAAAAATGGTGTGGCTAGAGAAATAAGAAGTTATGTAGGTTCACTACTAATATTTTTATTTGTTATAGGACTTATAGTCGCTTTAATTCAGTTTCCTGTATTAGATACTAACAAGGAGGTTGTAATGATGTTAATCGGTACTATAAGTGCTTCTATTGGTATTACAGTAGCTACTATAACAGGAAGTAAACCAGATGATATAAACTCTCTTAAACAATCTTTAGAAAAAAAGGAACACCAAATTGAAATGCTTGTAAAAGCTAAAGATAATCTAGAAGAAATGGTTATAAACCTACAAAGAGAAATGCTGCAAAACCAAGATAATATGATGGATAAAATTATATTAAAAGCAGCTATGGATTTTGATGATAAAAATAACCCACCAAAACGAAAGCTATGAAAGAAATAGAATGTAAATGTGGTTGTACTAGCGACCCTAACGGTTATTGTGACGGTTCACACTTAAATAATAAATTATGAAAAGATATTGGATTTTAGCTAAAGAAAAAGTAATTGATTACGTTTCTACAAATTGGCAGAGTGACGGATATTACAACAAAAGCAAAATTATATTTATAGGAATTGTATTATTCTTTATGATTTGGAAACTACTTTATAGTATATTTGTATGAATCTTAATTACTTTTCCCTTGATGAGTTTAACTGCCCTAGTTTACCTGATTCAGGTAAGAATATGGATATTAACTTTCTTTATAAACTTGAACACGCTAGAGAACTTGCAGGTGTACCCTTTAAGATCACAAGTGGTTATAGGACAAAAGACCACAACGCTGAAGTTGGAGGAGTACCAAACTCAAGCCACCTCATCGGAGTTGCAGCCGATATTGCTGTTAGCGGAGGGAACCAAAGATACATTATTCTTAATGCCCTTATTAAGGCAGGATTCAAACGGTTGGGAATCGCTAAAACCTTTATACATTGCGATACCGATGATACAAAACCAAATTCAGTTTGGACTTACTAATACAGTAGGAAGCACATTATGTCTACCCCCAAAAAGAAATTTAAAGATACTAAAGTAGGGCAATTCCTTTTAGATAAAATACCTGACGTAGTTGGAGCTGTAGCAGGTAATACAGCAGTAGGTAGTGTTATACAAGCTATTATCGGTGGGTCTGATATGAGTGATGCTGATAAAGAAATAGCACTTAAAAAACTAGATTTAGAGAGAGCAGAAATAGATGGTACAACTAGACGTTGGGTTGCAGATGCTAGAAGTGGTTCCTGGTTAGCTAGTAATGTTAGACCTTTAGTATTGGTTTTTCTTACAGTTAGTTATGTTATAGGTTGGTATTTAAGTTATCCTTTGGATTCAATTACCGGATTGCTCTCGATTGTCATTGGAGGATACTTTGGTTCTAGAGGTGTAGAAAAAGTATTTGGCAACTCAAAACATAAATAATGGCTAGACTTCAAATAAGCAAGTATAAGAGACCTTCTAAGACTAAACGACCTGGTGTACACAGTAAGTCTAAATCAAGCCATCTAAAGAGCTCTAAGAACTATTCTAAGAGGTATAGAGGACAGGGTCGTTAAACGCAGTACACTTTCTTAAACATAGTATATATATAATTACAAAAGAAAAGAAAGAAAGAAAAAGGGTAAAAAGAAAGAAAGAAAAGAAAAAGCCCCCTAGAAAAACAAAATTTCAAAGTATCTGTTCCAACTATATCCCTATAGAAGTTTGGTAATTTTTAAGGTAGATTTACTGCTACTGTTTTGCAAATATATATTTTTTCATTAATTTAACAAAATGGAATATAAGTATTTTCGTTTTGAAGAGTTTGATTCCCCTGATTCACCAGGTTCTGGATATAATTATATGGATAGGGAATTTATGAGTATGTTAGATGAGGCTAGGGATATTGCTAAAATAAGATTTAAGATACTTAGTGGATATGTTACTAGCACTCATAATAAGATACATTATAAGGCTTCTACTACATCTTCTCACTTAATTGGCAGGGCAGCTCATATAGAATGTGTTAATGCTAAAAAACGCATCAAAATAGTTGAATCATTAAATATGGTTGGTTTTAGAAGGATAGGTTTGCATAGGAATTACATACATATTGATAATGATGATTTAAAACCACCTATGCTTTGGTTTTTGACGTAACATATACTATCTTAGTATTGTAATTAATCGGACATTAATTCTTGGAATAGGAGGTAGACGAAGAAAAGTAGTCTACCTTCTTTTTTTTACTTAAATGTTAAAGTTTGTTAAAATATTTGTAGATAAGTATTTTTTTGTAATTTAGATAAAAATATCATTTATGAAACATTTTTATGATTTATCATCTTACTTTACAGCTAGAATAACTGCTTTAGAGGGGAAGACTAATGAACAGAGCAAGGAAATAGATAGACTAAGAACTTTCTTGTTTGAGGTAACTGATCCTGAATGTCCTGATATGTATAAGGATGTTGTTAGAAAGGAAATAGTTAAGGAAGAAGTATAACCGATTAAATTACATATTATGAATATTGCAGAAAAACTATTAGCAATACAAACGGAGCTTAAGGCTCCAAAGAATCAAACTAATAAGTTTGGTAATTATAAATATAGAAGTGCAGAAGATATTCTTGAAGCACTTAAACCTTATCTTAAAAAGCATAAAGCTACTGTAAAGGTAAGTAATGAAACTATTGATATTTGTGGTTTACCTTGTGTTAGGTCCACTGCAAAAATAATTGATACAGAAGACCCAAATTCAACTATAGAAGCTCAGGATGATGCTATTATAGAGATGAATGCAAAAGGTATGCAGATGCCACAGAAGTCTGGAGCAGCATCTTCTTATGCTAAAAAATATGCTTTAGGGAATTTATTTCTATTGGATGACACAAAAGATTCTGATGCGACAAATGACCATAAAACTACTACAGTAATAAAAGAAAAGCTAACTAAAGGTAGTCCTTCTTTTGATAGAGTTAAGAAGTTTATTGAAGAGAATGGAGATATCAACAGAGTCTTTCAGAAGTATAGTGTTACTCCTACACTTCAAAAGGAGTTAGAAAGTTTAATTAATTAATTATTTTTATTATGAGTACAATTGTAAATGCGAGTATAGACTTGACTAAGATAGAGAAGTCTAAAATTATTAAAGGTAAGAAAGGTAGTTATGTAAATATAACTATGTTTATAAATGATGAGGTGGACCAATTTGGTAACAACTCCTCAATCATTATGTCTCAAACTAAAGAAGAGAGAGATGCCAAAACACCTAGAGTTTATTTAGGTAATGGAAGAACTGCAGGAGTTGGTAATCAGCCAAAACAAGAACAAGAGGCTGTTTCTAATGATTTGCCTTGGTAGATTAAATCAGGGTGGCTTAACGGTCACCCTTTTTTACTATGATAGAAAAAAGAATTAACGTATTGTCCGAATACTTATCAGAACAGAAAAATGTTCCTTGGAGGGTAAAAGAAGCGTTTAATAATTTGTTAGATCACTGTACTTTTTTAGATAATAACTACAAGGATAAAACAAAATATTTAGAAAGATTAGCTTCTTGGTATATAGACCATATGATTGAGTTGAATGAGCCAAAACTAGATAAGGTTAGTTATGATTTTATAAAACACATCCTTTTAGATAGATTAGCTTTTATTTTAAACACACCTTCTGAATATAACTACTTAAGCATTGAGAACAATATTAGAGGTATAAATATTGAGAATGACAATAAGATAAATGGTTTAGGAGAAGTTTCTGAAGCTATATCCTTATTTGTTAAAGACGTTTTAGTTTTCAATACTAAGGATTATTATGGTACAGCACAAAATTGATTATGAAACAAAATACAAAAGAATCCTGGAAGATAGCTATGTCGATCCTAAAGGAAAATTATCGCAACCGCCCTTGGCAGTCTCTTTTGGCTTCACTAGTGGTAATAATCCTGTCCCCATTGGGATTGGTAGTTATGGTAACTTCAGCTTTGTACAGGCTCCTCCAAAGAGTAAGAAAACGTTTTTTCTCTCATTAGTAGCTATGGCCTATATGAACGGAGAAACCGATAGGACTAAAGCAATGACAGGTTATAGAAAGAATAAGAAGCTAATACACTATGACACAGAACAAGGTAGGTTTCACGCTCAAAAGGTATTTCGCAGAATAACAGATGTTTGTGGAGAGTCAAATGACTATCTTACATATGCTTTACGACAGTATACGCCTATGGAGAGATTAGACTTTATGGATTGGCACTTGAACAAAACTAAAGACATTGGGTTAGTAATAATAGACGGTATTGCCGACCTTATGTTTGACAGTAATGATTTGAAAGAATCAAGCAAGGTAGTACAGTATTTAATGAAATGGACTCAAGAGCTGAACATCCATATAATGACAGCAATTCATTCGAATTGGAATTCCGAGAAGCCTACAGGACACTTAGGTTCTTTCCTGGAAAAGAAAGCAGAAACTCAAATATCATTAGAATTAACAGAACAAAAGAATATAGCAGTTGTAAAGTGTATGCGAAGCAGGGGTTTCCCTTTTGACAAATTTGCATTTGAGGTTGACTTTGACGGTCTACCTAATATATTGGAATCTGTGCCAGAGAACATAGACCGAGATAAGTATTTAAGGATATGATTTATTAATGAGGAGAAGATCAAAGAAGAGAGGACCGGTACAGTCAAAAAAGATAACTTATGATGGTATTAAATTTGCCTCTGGACTAGAAAGATATATGTATATAGCTTTAAAGAAAAATAAGATAAACGCAGAATATGAAGGTGAAACATTTATTCTTTCAGAATCATTTCACTTCACTAACGAATCATACGAAAGACAATCTAATAGTAAAGGAGATTTTACAAATAGGGGTTCAAAAAAGATACTACCTATTAAATATACTCCTGATTTTATAGGTGAGGATTTTATTATCGAAACTAAAGGTAGAGCTAATGAATCCTTTCCGATGCGATGGAAGTTGTTTAAAAAATTAATATCTAAACAATATCCTGATCACACTCTTTATAAACCACAAAATCAAAAAGAATGTGATAGAGTTGTAGAACTTATACTAGATAAATTATAATCCAAGAAAATGATACAATTAATAAAAAAGTTTTTATTATCAGGAGTCTTAATAGTAGGCTTCTTTATGACAAGTACTTTATGGGCATACATAATGTTAGTAGTATTAAAAAAGTTAAGAGTTATAATATGAATATACAATTTGAATTAATAAAAGGATTTCTTCTAGGTGTTGATTATGTAGAAGATGTCGAGTATAGTGATTTTGATAATGGAAGCGTTGTCTTCGATTTAATCAGGATTAGTTTAGGAATAGTTTTTATACATATACCAATTAATGTTAGAGATTCTCAGTAAAAATCATACGACTTGGGTCGCTATGGGACTATCAATAGGTATCCCTAAATATATGGTCGAGGATTTCATCCACGAGACATATCTTAGACTTAATAAGTATGTAAACAATCCTGAGAAAATAATGTATAATGAGACAGAGGTAAATAAGTTTTATGTTTATATAACTATAAAGAACCTTTGGAGTGACTATAATAAAGCTAAATCTAAACACACCGTATATAAGATAGATGACTATAACGGTGAGTATGTATTTGATACTCCAGAATGGGCCGTATATGAGGAAGTTAATTATGAGAAGGAACAGGCCCAGGAGTATATTTTAAATAAGATAAATCAAGAGGTTAACTCTTGGGATTATTGGTATGATAAAAAGCTATTCAACTTGTATTATAATACAGATATGAGTATGCGTAAATTAGCAAGTGAAACTAATATATCGGTCACTTCTATATTTAATAGCTGTAAGAATTATAAAGAAATCATTAAAGGTAAATTTGGAGAGGACTTTGAGGACTATCTGAATGGAGACTTTGATTTAATAGTAGATAAGTGATGGAGGGGGAATTGCTAGACTTCTTAGAATGGTATAATGCTATGAGTGAGGATATAGAAGGTATGAGCTCTCAAGAGATAATTAATATGTATATGTATTTTAAAAACAATAAGATATGAATGAAAAACAAATACCACCAAAACCAAAAGATAAAAGAACTAAACGCTATAAGGATTGGGTGAATAAATATGAGAATACTTCTGAAGGTGTTGGAGACACAGTAGAAAAAATAACAGAGGCCACAGGGATTAAGAAGGTGGTTAAATTTCTAGCAGGAGAGGACTGTGGGTGCAGTGAGAGAAAAGATAAACTCAATTACCTTTTTCCTTATAATAAACCTAATTGCTTTACAGAAGATGAATTTGATTACTTAGGTGAATTTTTCTCTGATAAGAATTGGGAATCTAAAAGTATAACTGCAGGAGAAGTTAAGGATTTATACAGTACTTATAACAGAGTATTTAATACTTCTGATTCACCTAGTGGATGTCCTTCTTGTGTTAGAAATAGGTTAAAGAAGTTGGAGAGACTATATAGAGAATATTTGTGATAGAGAAAGACCTTTTCGAATATCTAAGAGAAAGTTATTATCCTGATTTAGTTATGGCTAAAAGCAAAATAAGTAAATGGGATTGTTATAGTCCGAAAGCATATCATAGAATAGAACTTAAATGTAGAAAGAAACACTACGATGATCTATTAATTGAAAAGACAAAGTTTGATTCAATGATTGAAAAGTGTGAAGATAATCTTGATATTCCATATTATATAAACTCTACTCCAGAAGGTATATTTAGATTTAATCTTTATAAGGTTAAACCTAATTGGTTTATAAAAAAGATAAGGGCTACAACTCAGTTTATAGATAGAACACCTATAGATAAAGAGATAGCCCTTTTAGACGTAATAGATGCAGAAATATTATGAATGAATTTATGATAGGTTATATAGCTTTAAGGCTTATCGAATGGTTGATTGTTAAATTGTTTTATTTTTTTTATAAATGAGTGATAGTATTAAGAAGTATAATGAAATGGTAGAGTCCGGAGAATGGACTTCAGATTCTACAGGGTATAGGCATTTACCTAAAGACCCTATAGTTGAAGATGTAATAAATATAATGAAGTCTAGAAGTAGAGATGGTATACAAAAGTATGGTACTACTTTGTATGATTCTCCTGATGGATTCTATAAATTCCTTAATCATTTACAAGAGGAACTTATGGATGCTACTTTATATATTGAAAAGTTAAAGAGACAGAAATGACCAAGACCGTTTTAGATGTTTGTTGTGGCCCTAAGGGTATGTGGTTTGATAAGAATGATGATAGGGCTCTATATTTAGATAAGAGAAGAGAAACACATATTGATAAATATCCTTGTGGTACAAAGACAAATATTATTGATCCTGACATATTAGGTGACTTTACAGACATAAAACAACCAGACAATTCTTTCTGGCACATTGTATTTGATCCGCCCCATATTGAACAATATACTGAAAGTCAGATTACTAAAAAGTATGGTTCACTTCAGGGCGATTGGAGGACTATGATTAAAAAAGGATTTGAAGAATGTTTTAGGGTTTTGAAAACTAATGGAACCTTAATCTTTAAATGGAATGAGGTTAGGTTTCCTGTAAAGGAAATATTATCTTTAACAGACAAGAAGCCTTTATATGGTCATAAGAGTGGAAAGAAAATGCAAACCAATTGGATTTGTTTTATAAAATAGATTATGAAAGAATCAACATTAGTTATGATGCAGAAGGATATAAAGATTATTCAACAGGCATTAGCTGTAGCTTTATATAAAATAGAAAAATTAGAGAAAAATGATAACAGAGGAAAGGATAAGAAAGATTCAGGGATACAAGACCTGGACAGTAAAAAAGAAAGTTGATGAGCTCTTAAGAGAGGATGCTTGGATGTATACTAATTTAGGAATAGATTCAGCAAAGTCAGAGAAGAAGAAAGTTAAGGATATGAGTAGGAAAATATATAAAGCTATATCTATTATCAGTCCACTAGATGGATATATTCTAGAAGCACATATGAATGAAAAAGATTTGACAGGTAAATAATTGTGTATATCTAAAAATTAATGTAGCTTAGTTGTATGGAAACAATTAAACTATTTGATAACAATAATTGGAATGTTAAAGAACTTCTCAAGAAGATGGATGACGATTCCTTTTATTATGGATTTCTAGGTAAGAATGCATTATCTTCTTCAGCATTAAAGGATTTATATAAGTCACCTAAAACTTACTTCAATAAAACTAATGTAATTAATTCTGATGCTCCTGCATTAAGGGAGGGTAGACTTATACATACTGTTGTATTGGAAGAGGAGAATCTAAAAGACAAATATAATTTTGTAGAGGTATCTAGTAGAAATACTATTAAATTTAAGGAGGCTAAAAAGGAAGCTGATTTTTTAGGTAAAGAAGTTATGCTTGCTAGTGAACTTAATAAGGCTAATGAGCTTTGTAATGCTATACGATTTAATACATATTCTAATGATTTACTCACAGGCGGTAAAGCTGAGGTTCCAGGCATAGGAGAATTATATGGTTTACCCTTTCGAGGAAAGGCAGATTATTTAAAGGATGGTCATTTGATTGATCTTAAGACTACAGCAAGATTAGATGGTTGGGAGAGGTCTGCTAAATATCAATGGCATTATGATATGCAGGGTTGGATATATTGTG